GTCTGCTGCGCCTGCAAAAGCAACTGGCCAGCGTCAAGCTGCTCATCATCGACGAGCTGGGCTTCGTGCCGCTCTCCAAGACCGGCGCCGAGCTGCTGTTCGAGCTGATCTCGCAGCGCTACGAGCGTGGTGCCACGCTGATCACCAGCAACCTGCCGTTCGACGAATGGACCGAAACCTTCGGCACCGAGCGCCTGACCGGCGCGCTCCTCGACAGGCTGACGCACCACGTCAACATTCTCGAGATGAACGGCGAGAGCTATCGTCTCGCTCAAAGCCGCGCGCGCAAGTCCAACAACAACGCCTGATCCAGCCTATCCAGATTTGGCCCTGACGGGCCAAAGCGGCCAGTCAACCGCCAGCTATTTGGGAAGCGCGGCTGACTGGCCGCCGCCTCGTGCCGCGCGTTACGCCCAAACCCAAAGTGGCCGGTTTTTGCGCCGCCCTGTGGCTGGATTTTACTCCGGCGTTGACACACGCTCGACGCGGTGATCGGTTCGGTCGTGCCGGGTTCGGCCCGGATCGAGAACGGCCGCGGCATCGCGCTGGTGCGGATCAGCGAACGCGCCGATGTCGAGCCGATCTGGCGCGACATCCAGGCCGGGCACATCCGGGCGGTCTCGATCGGCTACCAGGTCCACCGTTTCGAGGTCTCGAAGCCCGAGGCCGCGCGCGAACTCTGGCGGGCGGTGGATTGGACGCCGTTCGAGGTCTCCGCCGTCGCGGTGGGGGCAGACCCGGCCGCTGGCTTCCGCGCCCAGCATCCTCTTCACGACTGCGTCCTCCACCGCCGGGACGCCCATTCAATCACGAAAGGACCGATCCCGATGACGGAGCAGACCCAGACCCCGGCGAATGACGCCGCAACTCTCGCCACCCACCAGCCGACCGAGCCGGTCGAAACCGAGGACACCACCATGACCGAGCCGAAGGCCACCACGACCGAACCGCAGCGTGGCGACGCCGAACTGAAGGCTCGCACCAGCGAAACCCGCACGCAGCCGAAGGCCAATGCCCCCGCTGCGCCCGACACCGAGGCTGTTGCCACTCGGGCCCGCGAGGCCGAGCGCGACCGCGTCTCCACCATCTACGATTTGGCCGGACGGCTGAACCTCGAGCGCGGCTTCGCCGAGGATCTGGTCAAGCGCGGCGTCAGCGTGGACGAGTCCCGCCGCCTGATCCTCGATCAGGTGGCGGCGAAGTCGGACGAGACCCGGACCTTCGGCCACGTGTCCGTCCCGCTCGGCGGCCGCGACGAGCGCATCACCCGCCGCGACGCGGTGGCGAATGCGCTGCTGCACCGCTACAGCCCGACGCTGTTCCAGCTGGAGGACGCCGCGCGCCAGTATCGCGGCATGACGCTGCTGGAACTGGCCCGCGAGAGCCTCGGCAACGCCGGGGTCAACACGCGGGGCCTGTCGCGCGACGAGGTGGCGACCCGGGCCCTGCATTCCACCTCGGACTTCCCCGAGATCCTCTCGGCCGTCACCAACAAGACCCTCCGGCAGGCCTACGAGGCCTATCCCCGGACCTTCATGCTCTTCTGCCGCCAGGTGCTCGCCACCGACTTCAAGGCGATGCACCGGGTTCAGCTCGGCGAGGCGCCGCAACTGCTGGAGGTCGGCGAAAGCGGCGAGTTCAAGCGCGGGACGCTCGGCGAGAGCAAGGAGAGCTACAAGGTCAAGACCTATGGCAGGGTGGTCGCGATCACCCGCCAGACCCTGATCAACGACGATCTCGACGCCTTCACCCGGATCCCGGCGATGTACGGCAACTCCATCGCCCAGCTGGAGTCGGACGTGGTCTGGGGTGTCATCACCGCCAACCCGGCGATGGCCGACGGCAACGCGCTGTTCCACACCACCCACAAGAACCTCGCAGGCACCGGCGCGGCGCTGGCCGTCGAGGCGGTTGGCGCGGCCCGCGCGGCGATGGCCAAGCAGACCGGGCTCGACAAGAAGACGGTGCTGAACGTGCGGCCTGCCTTCCTGATCGTGCCCGCCTCGCTGGAACTGAAGGCCGAGCAGATGGTCGCCCAGAACCTCGTGCCCGCCGCGACCGCGAACGTGGTGCCGCAATCGATCCGGACGCTGGCACCGATCAGCGAGCCCCGTCTCGACGCCGCCAGCGAGACCGCCTGGTATCTGGCGGCCAGCCCGAACCAGATCGACACCATCGAGTACGCCTATCTCGAGGGCCAGCAGGGCGCCTACATCGAGACGCGCAACGGCTTCGACGTCGACGGTGTCGAGATCAAGTGCCGCCTCGACTTCGGCGCCAAGGCCATCGACTGGCGCGGCCTCTACAAGAACCCGGGCGCGTAGGCGCGCTTCCTGAACCCTGACACGCGGGCGGTCCTCAAGGGCCGCCCTTCGTCTTTCCACGAGGATCACGTCCATGAAAAACTTCGTCCAGCCCGGCAACACCATCACCCTGACCGCGCCCTATGCCGTCGCCTCGGGCGATGGCCTGCTCGTCGGCTCCATCTTCGGCATCGCCGCCGGAGATGCCGCTCTCGGCGATCCCGTCGAGACCGCGCTCGTAGGCGTGTTCGACATCACCAAGGTCGGCTCCCAGGCCTGGACCGTCGGCGCCAAGGTCTATTGGGACGACACCAACAAGCGCTGTACCACCGTCGCGACCGACAACACCCTCATCGGCGTGGCCGTCGAGGCGGTGGCGAGCGGCGCGGGCGACACCATCGGCCGGGTGCGCCTCAACGCGAGCTTCTGATGAGTGCCTTCGCCGCTGCCGTCGGCGCGCTCTTCGCCGATCCGAACATCGGCCGGGACGCGGTCTACATCGTCGACGGCGGCGCGCCCGTGCTGGTGCGCGCCGTCGCCCGGCGTGCCGACGCCGTCACCGACTTCGGCGATGCCCGGCTCTGGTCCGAAACCACGAGGATCGACCTGCGCGTCGCCGAGGTGGCGAACCCGCGCCCGGGCGACAGGATCGAGATTGATGGCGACGCCTTCCTCATTCAGGGCGAGCCCGTCCGCGACCGCCAGCGGCTGGTCTGGACCGTCGATCTGAGGCCTGCGTGAAACTGAAGCTCGACATCGATCCCGACATCGTCGCGATGATGGCGGCCGAGGTCGCGGCGGGCGAGCGCGCCGTCACCGCAGCCATGCGCGAGGCCGGGACAGGGCTGAAGTCGGCATGGCGGTTGCAGATCACCGGCGCGGGGCTCGGGCCCCGGCTCGCCAACTCGATCCGCAGCCAGAACTTCCCGAGGTCGGGCGAGAGCCTGGACGCGGCAGCACTGGTCTGGTCGAAGGCGCCGGTCATCGTGGGCGCACACGACACCGGGCCGCTGATCCGCTCGAAGAACGGGTTCTGGCTGGCGATTCCGCTCCCCGCCGCTGGCAAGTCCCTGCGCGGTGGCAGGATCACCCCCGGCGAATGGGAACGGCGACGCGGGCTGCGCCTGCGCTTCGTCTATCGCCGGACGGGCCCCAGCCTGCTGGTGGCGGAGGGACGGCTGAACACCAAGGGTCAGGCGGTGGTGTCGCGCTCGAAGACCGGACGCGGAAAGGTCACTGCGCCGATCTTCCTGCTGGTGCCGCAGGTCAAGCTGCCGAAACGGTTGGACCTCGCGCGTGATGCTGACCGGGCGCTGGATGGTGTGCCGGGGCTGATCGTGGCGAACTGGTTGGAGAGGCTTTAACGCCTACGGCGATGTGCAGAACGCAGGGATTGAAGGACTCATTCGCTGCTGGCAAGCTCCCAGCATGTCGGTGCCTTATGAAACTATTTTCTGCGACACCTGTGGTTACGAGGCGATTTCCCTCGTTACTGCTGGAAAGTTCATCTGGAGTTCTGGTGCGGAGGAGTTCTGGTTCGACCGGGAGCTGGCGCTTTGCGAGGATTGCCAGGGAGTGGTCGCCATGGAGAAGTTCCCTGACCGAGCGGGGTTTGACGAGGCGCAGAAGAGACACTCGAGCCTCTGGCGCGGAGCTCTGCGCCGCTATGGCAAGGATGAGGCTGGACGACTTGCTGAAAAGGAAGGTTTCGGCGTTCTTGAACAAGTAATGAAGCTGCAAAGGCCACCCGTCTGTCTTGCGTGTGGTGGTTCGGGTGTTGAGCCGATCCGCCGGCCAAAAGGGGGAAGCAGCGATACGTCTATTCGCGCCCTCGGGATGTCACATCCCGGGTGTGGCGGTCAGTTTACCATTCAGGGATCCGGTGTAAACCGGATCGCCCCACGAGAATTCACCCGGATCTACGATACGCGAGGCCAGTTAGTAGGTGAGCGGCCAGGCTGGCGCTGATTGTCGTTTCGCTCGGCCAGGGTCAATTTGGTCGCAAGCCCCCAACTCCACTGCAGCCCGCCTCTACGGACCGCTGATACGCTGTGCGTCCATATTGCTCTGTCAGGCTGGGGTCGGCGCCAGCGTCGAGCAGCATTTCGACGGTACGTCGATCACAGAAGCCCGCCGCTCTATGCAGCGGCGTTACTTGAAGGCTGGTCCGAGCGTCTAGGTCGGAGCCAGCCTGTATAAATGCCTGCAATGCTTGATAGCGTGAGCCATCTGGCAATATCGCGTGGTGAAGCGGGCTCCACTCGAACATGGCACGACGATTTGGGTCAGCGCCGTTCCGAAGCAGCAACTCGAGCACGGCGACGCTGTTTTCTCGTGTTGCTGTTACGATAACGCTTGACCCCATGACCTCATGATTTGGGTCGGCGCCAGCCTCAAGCAGTAGCTGAGCTTCCGCTGGTCGGTTTAGCCCTGCTGCTGCCACCAGAGCTTTGGAGAGGTCTGCCTCAGACCAGGTTCCACGTTGCAACGCTTGACGCAGATCGGAAATGTGGCCGTCCCGTACAATTTCGAATAGCTCGAGATCACCGGTTTCCGTGTCTTGCCCAGCAATTTGGATGCTGCTCAAGAACCGCTCAACATCTGCTGTGTCGATGGTGTCCGAAGGCATGCCGACAGCAACGAGGGCAAAGCTGGATGGAAATCGGAAGAGCCGGTAGGAGTAAGTGACTTCTATGTTTTGAATGGTCTTCGTTCCGGTCATCACGATGTGCGATACGGGAGACTGCCCTGAGCTTAATCCTTCGGTCGCGTCTGAAAGCGGCTCGATCGACCAGAAGCGTAAGTAGTTTCGCAGGATTTGCTCCTCGGAAGCTCCAGGGAATACAGAGTCAGGATCAATCTCGGTGCATTCAATGGAGACCATTGCGCCCCGCACGAACGAACGGTGCGTTGTGCTTAGGACTTCGACACCGGCTAGCGGCACCGACGTCTCGATGATTTCGGGGTCGGCAATGAAGTCCGCAGAGATCGGGCAGCGTCCGACGTCTCCCGCAGCAGGAGACGCAATGACTAAACTGAGTGCGACGGCCAGAATACGATGCATAGCCGCAACGTAGCGGCAGAACCCTCTTGCAGTCAATAGTTGAGATGCCCACCCCACGCGAAACCATCCTCACTGCGCTGCACGCGCGGCTTTCGGCGCTGCCCGCCACCGACCTGCGCGGCGAGGTGCTGCCCGAGCGCGTGCCGGCCGATGGCCTGCTGATCCTGCGGGATGGCGAGCCGGGTGAGCCGGAGGTGACGCTGTCGCCCCTGCGCTATCACTACCAGCACCGCGCCGAGATCGAGGCGGTCGTGCAGGGCGCGGACCGTGACGCGGCCTTCGACACGCTCTGCGCCAGCATCGGCGCGGCGCTCGCTGCCGACCGCACGCTGGGCGGGCTCTGCGACTGGGTCGAGGCCGAAGCGCCGCGGCCTGTCGATCTGCCGGTCGAGGGCGCTGCCAGCCTGAAGGCCGCCGTGATCCCGGTGGTGCTGCACTATTCCACGGCCGATCCGCTGGCCTGACCCCGACAACCCGAGGAGAACACCATGGCACGAGCCCAGGGGGCGCGGGCGCAGATGGCGCTTGCGTTCGAGACGACCTATGGAACGCCGCCTGCGAGCGGCTTCACCCGCATGCCCTTCGCCAGCACGTCGCTCGGCGCAGAGCAGCCGCTGCTGAACTCGGAGCTGCTGGGCTACGGCCGCGACCCGCTGGCGCCGATCAAGGATGCGGTGACGGCGGACGGCGACGTCGTGGTGCCGCTCGACGCGGAAGCCTTCGGCTTCTGGCTGAAGGCGGCTTTCGGCGCGCCCACGACCACTGGCGCGGAGGCACCTTACAGCCACGAGTTCCAGTCGGGGTCCTGGACGCTGCCCTCGATG